CTGGTAATACATATTCAATTCCTCTTCTTCTTTATAGAATTGAATTGGGTTCTTCTATTCATCCAGAACATATTGATGCTTTCCATAAAGGAAATTATGAGGCATTATCAAACTTTTGGCAGCAGAATGGTTCAAGTATTGATATCAAAGATTATATGAATTATGATCCCTATCTCGGTCGAATAACGGAAAATTCCTCAGCACAACAAAACACTTGACATGACCCCAAAGAAACTGTTAAGATAAATACCGTGAAGTGATGTTGCCTCAACTACTCGCATAGTCACACATTATGTCCTATAGAACAAAAAAAAAATTTCTATGAAACTCAAACAACTGATGCTTGCACCTGTTGCTCTGGGAATGGTTGCTCCTGTTGCTGCGAATGCCGCAGACCTTAATATGGCAGCAGTCAGCCAATATGCCTCAGCAGAGCAGGTTACAAGCGTCTCACAACTTTCTGATGTGCAACCTACCGATTGGGCATATCAAGCACTGAGCAACCTTGTAGAGCGTTATGGTTGCGTCGCTGGTTATCCTAACGGCACCTTTGGTGGTGGTAAGGCAATGACCCGTTTTGAGGCAGCAGCACTTCTGAATGCTTGCCTTGATCGCGTAACTGAAAACACCGATGAACTCAAGCGTCTTGCTAATGAGTTCCGCGATGAACTTACTGCAATTCAAGGTAAAGTTTCTTCTCTTGAATCGCAGGTTGGTGAACTTGAAGCAACTCAGTTCTCCACTACCACCAAACTCCGTGGTGAAGCAAACTTCGTTCTTGGTGGAGTTCCTGGTTATGATACCAAAGGTGGGGATAGCACTCGTACTGCATTCAATTATGATCTACGTCTAAACCTTGATACCTCATTCACTGGTAAGGATCTGCTTCGCACTCGCCTGCGTTCTGCTAACTTCAGTAGTGATCCTTTTGGTTCCAGTTCTTCACTGTTCAAACTGGATAAAGCAGACAACACTTCCAGTGAAGTTGGTAACAACGTAGTTATTGATCGTCTGTATTATCAGTTCCCTGCTTTCAACAACAAAGCAACTCTGACTGCTGGTGCTGCAGTTCGTAACACTGAGATTGCTTGGATGCCTTCTGCATATAAGTCTGGTATTCTTGACTTCTTTGCTGTTGCTGGTACTCCTGGTGTCTATAACAAGGCAACTGGTGCTGGTTTCGGTGTTCAGTATGGTAAGAAGGGTCTTGTTGCTGGGGTAAACTATGTTGCACAAGCAGGTCAAGATAGTTCTAAGGGTGAGTTTGATGAGACTGGTGCTCTGAACACTCTGGCACAAATCGGATATCGTGGAACTAATTGGGGTGTTGCTGCTGGTTATCGTTATGGTACTGAAGGCACTCGTGTTCGCACCTATAACGGTCTTGATGGTTCTTCTGGCACTCTGGTTCCTGGTCAAACCTCTAACGGTTATGCCCTGAACGCATACTGGCAACCCACTAAGTCTGGTATTGTTCCTTCTGTCTCCGCAGGTTATGGTTGGAACACTGTAAGTGGCACTAAGAGTGCTGCTACCGATAGTCAGTCCTGGATGGCAGGTCTCCAGTGGGAAGATGTATTCCTGAAGGGTAATTCTGCTGGTGTTGCTATCGGTCAGGCACCTACTGGTGAAGATCTTGAGAAGTCCACGATGCTTGAAGTATTCTACAAGTATCAAGTGTCTGATAACATCAGTGTCACCCCTGCTATCTTCTACGCAAGTGACAACCAACGTCTTGCTGATAACTCCTCCAACTGGGGTGGAGTAATCCAGACAACCTTCAAGTTCTGATATAATATGGGGAGGGAAACCTCCCTTTTATTAATTTAAAACTGTATATGAAAATGATTAAATCTGTTCTAACTGCTACTGCTGTTATTCTTTCTTCTGTTCCTTCTGCTTTTGCGGGAGCACCTGCAACTTCAATAACTTCAGCATCTACAATATATGGTCAATTTGGATGTATGGAAAGGGCAAGGAATAAGTTTTTTGCTCTTGGTGCCACTGGTATTACATCTGACAACTCCTTTATTTGGGGATATGTTAATGATTCCACTGTAGGTGTTTGGTGTAGAGGTCAAGAAGCAATTGTTATTGCTTCTGGAGATAATGCTACAAGCCTAAGAGACGAAATTAAAAAAGCATTTTGACAATCATTCATAACCTGAGTGGAACCACTCCTTTCTGGGGTGGTTTTTTTATCTTAAAGAAAACCTTAACCAATTCTTAGTGGACTTTAAGATTGTCTTCTAGTATTATTACTTACGAAGTTATTCACTTTTTATGAAACTCAAAAACTTTATTGCTGTTGGTCTGGTTGCTGCTCCTGTTGCTGCCGTTGCTGGACCTGTTATGAACGGTGCTGGTGCCACCTTCCCTGCACCGATTTATCAACGTTGGTTCCAAGATTATGCACGAACTTCTGGGAGTAGGGTTAATTATCAGTCCGTTGGTTCTGGTGCTGGTGTTCGTCAATTCCTTGCAGGAACGGTTGACTTCGCAGCAAGCGACGAACCAATCAAACCCGCAGAAGCAGCAAAGGTGAAGCGTGGTGTCGTTCAAATCCCGATGGTGGGTGGAACGATTGCGATTGCCTATAACAAACCTGGATGTAAACTGAAACTCACACAGAAACAAACTGTGGATGTGTTTGCTGGTCGCATTAAGGATTGGAAAGCAGTTGGTTGTGCTGCTGGTCCTATGACCGTGGTTCATCGTTCTGATGGTTCTGGAACTACTTTTGCATTCACTAATTCTCTGGATGCATTTGGTAGTTGGACTTATGGTGTTGGTAAGTCAATTAACTGGCCTACTGGTGTTGGTTCCAAAGGTAACGAAGGTGTATCGGGAACCATCAAGAACACTGCTGGTGCGATTGGTTATGTGAATACTGGATTTGTTCGTGCTAACAAACTCCAAGCAGCAGTTCTTCAAAACAAGGCAGGTAAGTTCGTTGGACCTTCTGCTGCAACTGGCTCCGCTGCTCTGAATGGTATTACTCTGGATGTAAACCTTGCTGGTGAGAACCCCAATCCTGCTGGTGTAAATGCATATCCGATTTCTACTTTGACTTGGATTCTTGCATATAAGAAAGGCAATGGTGCAAAGGCAGATGATATTCGTGCTGCTCTGAATTATGCTCTGAGCACTAAGGCACAATCTATTGCTGATGACCTTGGATACGTTCCTCTTTCGGGTAGTGTTCTGAATAAAGCACGCATTGCTGTTGGTCGTATCGGTCAGTAAATTCTGACAAAATAAGTATAAATGACTACCAGGGGTGCTTGACACCCCTTTATTTTTCCTATATAATTGTGTAACAATTCGTAATAAAACGAAAATGACTGTAACAACTAATGATCGCGGACAACAGAATATGTGGGCAAAAGAACCTTCTATGTATATGACTAAAGAAGATCTTGAGCGTTATGGTATTGAACCTTATGCCGAGAAAGCGGAGCGTTTAAATGGGCGCACTGCAATGATTGGATTTGTATCAGCAATTCTTTCATATGCTCTTACTGGAAAACTTTTCTTTGGTATTATTTGAGTTTTAATTTTATATACCATACATTATAAATAATATAAAATATATGTGTGGTATATGAAATCTCTTTATAACATCGGTGATAAAATACACCGACTTACTATCAAAGGAAAAACAGTTTGCACCACCTCAACTGGAAGAAATCGTTCTCATTATATTTGTGAATGTGAATGTGGAAATGAAGTAAAAGTTGAAGGTTATAACCTCAATAATGGTCGTTATAAATCCTGTGGATGTAAAAGAGCATCTGCTGGTGGAATATCAAACACAAAAAGGTATAGAATGTGGAAATCTGCACAAGAGCGTGCTATTAAAAAAGGATTAGAATTTTCTATACGAGTTGAAGATATTGAAATACCAAAAACTTGCCCTTTGTTGAACATAAAACTCATTGAAGGTGATAGAGAATGTACTCCTTCCCTTGATAGAATTGACAGTAAAAAAGGATATACCCCAGACAATGTGTGGGTTATATCTCATAGAGCAAACCAAATAAAAAATGATGCTACACTTGAAGAATTAAAACTCATAACAGAAAACCTATCAAAAATAACTTGACAATGACTTCAGTTATCTTTACAATAACTAGTGTCGCCTTTTTCGTTTTACTGGCGCACTCAGTTAATCAACTTTCAGAAACTTATTAATTTATGGCATTCTACAATGTTACTCTCCGTTCTTCCGACGGCTCCGAAACCACTATCCAGTGTGATGAGGATACTTACATTCTTGACGCAGCAGAGGAAGCAGAAGTTGACCTTCCATACTCCTGCCGCGCTGGTGCTTGTTCCTCTTGTGCTGGTAAGGTAATTGAGGGGACCGTTGATAATGACGACCAAACATTCCTTGACGACGATCAACTTGCAGGGGGTTTCATTCTTACTTGTACTGCATATCCTAAATCAGATTGTGTAGTCCTCACTGAACAGGAAGAGAACCTGTGACGGCAATCAAATCATCGTCTGTTGATATGTTGGGGCAATTCTCTATTGCCCTTCACGAACTAATTGATAGTCGTGCTTGGGATCGAGATGTGGAACTAGAAGTTAAGATCGCAGGCACCCTTAAGAATGACAAATTTATCGTTATCAAACCGGTCAAAGAAAAAATGGTTTGTAATCCAGACCCAGAACTTAAACAAAAACATACGTATCAAGGAGAAAAACAATGAGTAAAATTTTTACTGAAAAGGCAGAACGCATTAATGGTTGGGCTGCAATGATCGGAATTGTTGCTGCAATGGGATCTTATGCCCTAACAGGTCAAGTAATTCCTGGAGTATTTTGATGGAGGTTTCTATGCGTAAAGAACAATACCAAGTTCCTCAGGTGGAATTTGCATTTCGTGAAAATGGTGAATTTGTTACACGTAGATCTTCTCAACTTTTTGATGGTAAGCGTGTGGTTATTTTCAGTCTACCCGGTGCTTTTACTCCTACCTGCAGTGCTTATCAACTTCCTGGATTTGAAGAAAAGTATGATAACTTCACTGCACTAGGTATTGATGAGATTTATTGTATCTCTGTGAATGATGGTTTTGTTATGAATGCCTGGGCACAAGACCAGAACATCAAGAACGTAAAACTCATTCCAGATGGAAATGCATATTTCACACGTTCTATGGGAATGCTTGTCAATAAGTCCAACCTTGGTTTCGGTGATCGGTCTTGGCGTTATGCTGCGGTCGTGGATAACGGAATCATCGAAAAACTTTTCGTTGAGGCAGGTAAGCGCGACAATGCCGATACTGACCCCTACGAAGAGACGACACCTGAAAATGTTTTTGAATATGTAAAAACAACGGTTCGACAACCTATAACTGTTTGAAGATAATTAAAGCGCCCAAAGAGGCGCTTTTTTTATAAATACATTCAGTGTTTATAGAAGTATCCGATGACCCTAGATCTTCATAACTTTTTTAAGTATTATGATGATGGTAATGCGAATCACGTAGCAGCAGTGCAGTGGTTAGAGGATAACCTCCCTGCTGAATTTATGGATGACTCAGCAACTGATTGGGTTGGAATCTTTAGAACGAAACCTCCAACTCCAGCAGTGCTTGATGTTCCATACTTCAATCAAGTAGATAACTACAGAGATGCACATAGAACTTGTAACAGTTCATCGTGCGCTATGTGCCTTGCTTTCCTCAAGCCTGGCAGCATCAAAGGCGATGACGAATACGTTAAAAAAGTATTTGAAATCGGTGACACGACTGACCATGCCGTACAGACAAAAGTTCTTGCGGCTTATGGTGTTAAGTCACACTTTAGTTACAATTTATCTTTTGCTGATATTGATAAAAGTTTGGACGCTGGGAAGCCCGTTGTTATTGGCATCCTTCATAGGGGTTCTCTTTCTGCACCTACTGGTGGGCATATGTGTGTTGTAATTGGTAAGACGCCAGATGGTAAAGGATATTATATTAATGATCCTTATGGTTCATGTAATGATAACTATACAGGTCCAGTAACAAATGGTAAGAAGACCATTTATACCAAAGCAATGCTAAAAGCACGTTGGTGCCCAGGAGGCAACGATGGCTGGGGAAGAATCTTCGATTAATTTTAAGAGAAAGATGCTTAAGGTAATTAAGGATCTTACAAATAACGGCAAACATAAGGAAGCAAACGATCTTTATCAAAAGTATTTCGGAGGACAACATGGCAAGAATTGATCTGCACAACTTTTTTAAATTCTATGATGATAGAAATCCTAATCACGTCAAAGCAGTTCAGTGGTTAGAAGATCATCTACCAAATAAATTCCTTGAGGATAATGTAGACTGGGCTGAAATTTATCGCGGAAAAAAGTCTAATGCTGCAGCAGCATCTACATCAGATTCTGCTCCTGCTCCTGCAGCATCTTCTTCACCTGCATCTGTAGGTGGTGATGATATGCCAATGATGGGAATTAAATTAATTAAAGAATTTGAAGGTTGTAGACTGGATGCTTATCCAGATCCCCTTAGTGGCAACTTACCAATCACTATTGGTTGGGGTTGTACCCGTAAAAAAGATGGATCTCCATTTCATATGGGAGATAAAATTACTCAAGCAGAAGCAGATGAACTTCTAATTGATGAGTGTAAAAAACACTTTTTACCCTCACTTCGCAAAATTCCACACTGGGGAGAAATGTCAGATGGGAAACGCGGAGCACTTCTCAGCTTTGCTTATAATCTTGGCGCTGGTTTCTACGGTGGTAATGACTTTAATACTATTACTAAACGCTTGAAGAATAAAGAGTGGGATTTAGTTCCCGATGCATTGTATCTCTACAGAAATCCTGGTTCAAATGTAGAAGCAGGACTTGCCCGTAGAAGAAAGTCTGAAGGTGAAGCTTGGAAAAAAGGTTAACCTCACAAACTCACTAAAATGGACCCTCAAAACAAAAAAGAAAAGTGTATGAGTACTATTATTCGTATTGCAATTTTGGGTTGGTCTGCTGCACTTCTTACGGCAAGTTATGCTGGGGCTCTTGCTAAAATGGACCCAACATTTATTGCTACTGTGTTTACTGCGTCCGCAGCAACATTTGGTATTAATACTATGAAGAAAGGTGGAGATGATGATGATGAAAAAAAGACCGAACTTAAAAAGGAGGAGTTTGTAGAAACTCCTCCACCACCTGCTCCAGAAGCAGTAGTGGAATCTGTCGTTGAAGAAACAATTGGTGAAGAACCATTGGTTCAAACCGGATATAAGGAAGATACTTCTCTTGAAGAAAGAGTTGAAGCTTTAGAAGCGAAAGTTGATGAAGAAAAACCTTATTCAAGAGGAGATCTCTGATGGCAAAGTCTGCAAACAAAGGTAAAAAAGGTGGTGCTGGATCTGCAAATAATAAAAAGCAGAATTCTGGTAACGCTAATGCTAACAAAGCAAAGAATGGTGGTAAGAAAAAGTGATTGAATTCATCGCTTTTATGATTGTCGGATATATGGAAATTTCTTTAGGTGAATGTCAAATTGAATATCTTCGTTATAATGAAGTTCATTCGCTAGTTATACCGTGCCAAGAGAATGGAACACTCCAAAGAGGGAGTGTTGGAATGCTTCAATCCACAAAATACTCCAAGCAATAGATAATCACACCCGTCTTTATATGGAGACGGGTGATTTTTGGCATGAAGAACAGGCCCAGATCTTGAGGAAGTATGTAAAAGACTTGAAAGTCTGGATTCATAAACAAGAAGGATGGTGGAATGAATGAAAAAATTCATTGCAGCAATCGGAGTAACTTTAAGTTTATCATTTCCCGCTTACGCGGATAAACTTTTAAGCACTCAGCCTACAGTAAAACCTTATAGTGCAGAGGCGATGGGATGTATGATTCTTTTAGAATGCACAGAAGGACTTGAAAAACTATCTGAAGAATCTGAATTCTTAAAAGATCAGGACTTTGATCCATTTAGGGAAGAAATTATAAGTATAGTAACTGCTCTGAATAAGCTTGAAGTTCCTGTTTATGTTGCTCCAGAAAGATATTTCACTCCAAGAACAGTAGGACTTTATAAACCAAATTATAATCGCTTCTTTATTAATGAAACTCTTGTTAAAGATCCAAGAGAATTTTTGGGAACATTACGTCACGAAGGATGGCATACAGTTCAGGATTGTATGGGTGGTGGATTAAAAACATCTTTTATGGCTCAAGTTCATTTAGATAGTGAAATTCCTGCTTGGGTGATGAAACAGACTAGATTAACTTATGAATCAATGATGCAAAGTCGTGCAATTCCTTGGGAGGCAGATGCAAATTGGGCAGAAGAACAATCTAATGTGACTGCTGAGAAGTTAGAAATGTGTGCAAAAGGTCCACTCTGGGAACAGATTCGTCCAACTCCAATGACGATGGATTGGTTGATTGGTTGTGGATGGATGAAACCGCAAGAAGGAAAGTATCCGTATTATCCAAACAAAAAAGTGGAGTATTGCACTGAAGGTAAGTATTGATGGACCAATTTCCTTGGGGAGTTGTAATTATTTTATCTTCCGGACTTGCTTTCACAGCATACATCATTTACTACATACTAAAATTAGCAAACGAGGAAATGAAAAATGAAACATCTGAGTCTGATTCTATCAATCACAAGTCTAAGCATTAGTGCTGCTATTGGTGTTGGTGCTTACATCACATATCAAAAAGCACAAAAGATTCTTGATAATCCAGAAGAGTTTGTTGGAAAGGTAGTAGAAAATCAAGTCAATAAAGCATTTGAGAAACTACCTATTCCAAAACTAAATACCAAAGAGTTTAAATTACCTTTCTAATGGCAGACAAAGATCCATATATCTATAGAATCAAATCAGTATATAAAGTTGTCGATGGGGACACTATCGATGCAGCGATAGATTTGGGGTTTGATATTAGTCTTACTAAACGTATTCGCCTCGCTGGTGTTGATACTCCCGAGAGTCGCACCACTGATTCTAAAGAAAAATTATTAGGTCTTGAAGTTAAAGAATGGCTCAAGAAAAAACTAGAAGGACAAACTGATATTGTTGTTAAAACAGAACTCCCAGATTCTACCGAAAAATATGGTAGAATTTTGGGACATCTTTTTATCGGTGATAATGAAGTGTCAGCGGTCAACAAAAAGAAATCTGTCAATCAAATGATGATTGATGAAGGGCTATGTTGGGAATATGATGGTGGAACAAAGAAAAAAGATTTTGCTTTATTGGAGGCAAAACGAAATGCAAACAAAGAGTCTATCTGAAGAAGAAGTTTCAGAGATTAAAAAGAAACAATCAAGATTTGATAATGTATTCTTTGATGCAATTTATAATATAATTGCTTATATTCCAGCAGCAATTATTACTTGGTTTATTTCTAATCTAGAATGATAATCTTGCTGAGAGTTTCTTAGCAATCTTTTTAGGTGGGGCAAAGAGAGATTTGAATCTTTCTTTGCCCTCTTTTGTGAACTTTTCTGCCATTATATCGTCAATAATAATTTTATTATCCATCTCATAGTAAGCATTGGTGTCTACTTGGTCACGGATATACTGCTCTACATTTTCTGTCTGTGCCACTAAACGTGTGCCTTCTGATGAGTATTCAAATATATCAACGTGCCCACCTTCTGACATAACATAATGGAGAACAGGTTTGACTTGTTTGATTTTAATTTTAAACTTATTTTTTGTTGCCTCTCTAATTACTGGTTCAGCAGCATTTTTTACAACATTTAATACTTGTGTAGCAACCATTGTGGATGCTGTTGTGACTACTGCGACAGCACCAGCCGTAGCAACAAGAGAAGGGTCAGGTAAATTAATATCGACTCCATTTACAGTAAACGTTGTAGGGTTGTTATTTGTTGGGGATTCTGTTATTGGAGTAGGAACTTGTTGTGGTTGTGACTGTAATTGAGGAATAATCTGTTGAATAGATTTTGGAATATCCTTAGGTTTATTATCTGGTAGTCCTCTTTCATTTAAGATTTCTTCTTGTTGTTTTGGTGTTTGTGGTATTTGTGGTATTTTTTCTTTTTCTGATTTTACTGGGGGACTGGAATTTGTTTGTGGTGGTATATTAATAGTTGGATATTTGATATTTACATTTGGAAGATCTATAATTGGTACTTCCAACCCCCTAACTACAGGCGATTCTATACTATGAAGAATAGGTTTTTCTATTGTTGGAATTATGGGAGGACCTGCAATTTTTGCAACGTTGGAATTTATGTTAATTTGGTTTATTGGTTCCATTAACCACATCCTCAACTTTTGGATATCTCACGACAATATCAGCGCAGATTTTGTAATAGGGACTGTCCGGATGAAATGATATACCTGACTTTATGGCTTCCCCACATTTAAGTAGTCTAACTAATTCAAAGTCAAGTCTTGCTTTATCTGCCTCTGCTTGTTGCCTAGCAATTTCAGTTGATGCTCTTTTTCTGCACAAGTCCATTAGATTTCTGTCTAATGGAATATTAAGTCCAGCTGAAACTCCCCAGTTGCCATTACGAGACGCAAAACTTTTTGGATCATCACTATTATTTCCACTATGCATTAAAAATGGTGAGATTGAAAAAGTTGCTCCTTGGCAACTAACTCCACCACCATAAGTATTCAGTGCATAAGGACCTTGAAGCACTTGAACTGCTTGGTTAGTTACGTTACCAGTAGCAGATGCTGAGGGTCCTGCGATATTTGTATTACTTGGTGCTGGAGTGCTTTGGGCGAACGCAGTTCCTGTTGAAATTATTGCGTAAAGACAGAGATTGATGTAGTGGTTGATTGGGTTTCTGTGGTGCGATCTATCCATGTTTCTTTTGCCATTCCCGGTCCAAGGATTGTTTCTGAAAACTGGAACGGAGCACCTTGCGTAATAACAGTATAATTTGCTCCTGGTTTTGGAACATCAGGAATATTGATGTTAGTTCCAGTAACAGTATATGATGTGCCAGTTGTGTATTCAACTTGACGAATAGTTTCTACGATCTTTGTAGATGATTCTGTGGTTGAGTTGATTGTGCCTTTAGTAAAATTAGGCACAACACTTTCTGCTAGGGCAGGACAAGAAAACCCTAGCAGGAACAACCCTGCTAGGATATGTCTCATTTGAATACGCTCAACTCAATAGTTCTTTGACCTGTTGCTGTAGTGCCAGCACCACCAGCAGTTACGGTAGGAACACCTGTAGTTGAAAGAGCACCAGCGAGAGAACCCTTGTCGCCGCCGGGTTGTGTAATTGCATCTCCATAAAGATTTGGAGATGTGACTACACTATTGGTGACAGTTTGAGAAGTTACTGGAACATCACCAACAACTGCAGTTTCTGAGAATGTGAACGCTTGGCCGTTGGTATTGATACCGTAGGTTCCGTCAGTGATAGAAGCAGGGGCGGTTGTAGATCCAGTTGACAGACCGCCGAGAGTGGTTACATCAATATTTGTACCAGAAGCGGAGTATGAACTACCAATTCGCGTTGATTGAATCGCGGCACCATCAACTTTCAATTGAACGGAATCAGTAATTCTTGATGTGATTTCAGCAGCATTAACTGGGATAGCGAAGAATAACGAAAAGGCTAAAAGAAGTCTTTTCATTTTCTTTATGTGATAAAC